ACATCACTTATCTTTTGCACCTACCAAGCACAAAAAATATAACAGCAAATAAGTACGTTATTTACGTATACAATTTATGTAAACAACGTACTTATTATAACTAATTAAATATACTTATTAGCTGTTAATAGATTTATGATAATGTTAGCTAATCTTTTAGCACCATCATCATTTGGGTGGATGTAAATATCACCATCATTTCTTAGGAATAATGCCTTATTAATATCGCACACACCCATGTTTTCATATGCGCTAATAGACGGTATTCCATATGTACCTGCAATTTCACATAATTTTTTGGAATAGTCTAATGTTGTTAGTCCTATATTGTTTTTAGTTTTTTCACTAAAACTTCCCATATATCCAAAGCTTGTCCCAACACAGTAAATGGACGCTGATGGGTATTTATTAATGATATTTTTAAACATAGCATGACACCCACCAGTGAAATTAGTTACATCATTTTCGTCTCCATCTATACTAACATTTTGTGCCCAATCGTTCATTCCACCCATTATAATTATAAAAGATAAATCAGGGAGCGTGTTGATTCTTTCTATATTACACATGCTTGTTGCATTATTACCGCTTATTTTACTACCGTCAATACCGTAGTTTTCAGTGGTACAATGTAATTCTCTCCTTAAGTGTGGTTGCCAGTTGTTAGCGTGTGTAATGCTATCACCATATGTGATTATAGTTTTACCTACAAATTTATTTGAAGTGTAATTACTTAGTGTAGTCCAATTATTTTCGTCTACTTTAATGTAATTAGTTTTAGTGCTAATGTGATAAAACATATAAAAATTGTTTGTACTTGAAAAAGCATTTTTATAGACCAACAAAAGACCAAAACCACTTGTAACAGGTAAATTACTACCAGTAATATTAATTACTGGATACCATCCATTTTTTAATGACGACAATTCACCAACACCATTATACGTCAACCCTGAATTGAACATTGTTCCCACATCAATGTAATTACTTAGTGTAGTCCATTTATTCTCATTTACTTTAATGTAATTAGTTTTAGTTGAAGCATCTAAATAAACAAAATAGTTGTCGTACACTCCGCTTGTGTTTGGATAAACAATAAGTAACCCAAAAATGCTTTCATTTGGTAAATTTGTTTTAGGTGTAGTGCTAGTAATAGGATACCACCCTGGTTTTAGTTCTGATAAAGGCGTTGTACCGTTGTAACGGTTGAACGACAATAAAGCTGTGTTAAATTTGTCACCTACGATTTTAGCGTCAGCACCAGCACCACTAATTGTTAGCGTTTTATCAATAATAGGGGATGTCGGTGTTATATTTTTAGACAACCAATCAGCTATCAAATTTGGGAGTAACGGTGAGATTAATTCGGTTAATTTGCCAGTTGAAGCCATCACATCAAGTTTATTGTTAATTTCTTTCTGCACGTCAAGTGTACTGAAATATGTGTTAACATAACTCTGTAATTCATCATAAGCTGTATGAAGTTTAGTAACATCAACATGTAACGTTTCAACATCTTCCATTGTTTTATTCAGATAATCAACCACTTTACAAAGCAGTTCATAATAACTTAAACTATCATCATACACCAACGGTAATACTTTCTGACACCAGTATCTGAACGGTTGTAACGACTTATAATTACCCATCTCTGGTGTAAAATCAGCAGGTGGTAAAGGTGTTATACTTCTATCACTCATAATAAAAATCTCCTTTCAAACTACCAAAGTCCAAAGAATAAGTCGCTGAACTCTTCAATAACCATCATATCAATGTTTAAAAATGTTTCCCTAAACTTATTCAAAAGACTGCTAAAACTTTCTGTACTTTGTTTTCCTAATATTGTCTCTGTATAATCTTCTGTTGTATTAATGTTATTTGTAGTATTATCGTTATTACTTAAATTCGATGTATTTTCGTTTGCGTCTTCTGTTATAGTTGCATTCGTTAAATATGTACTGCTATCTAAACCAGTAATTGCTCCTTGTGGCGTATCACTATAAAGTTCTTTACCATTACTTGTTGAATTACTATTGGCTGTACTTGTACTTGTCCTGTTTCCACTAGCTTCTTCGTTTTCTGTTCTTTTATGCTCTCTAGTTAAGTTAACATCATGCATAGGGTTAAACTCAATTTTAGCACTTTCATAAAGCTGATTGTAATAAGGCATAATCTCTTCAAGTCTTGTATTCATCCAAAGTGTCCAGATACCCACCGTTTCAGAGCAAATCTCCCTCAAATAATAATGCTTCAAAATTTTCTGACAAAGCACACTTCTGTATTTTTCATCAAAGAACGTCACCTTACTCGTAAAAATCTTACTCCATGAATTAGCAATAATCTTGTCAACATCACTACTTCCACCAGATACTTCAAGGCCACTTTTGCTTTCGCATATAAACCTAACTTCTGTAGTGTATTTACTCATTCTTATCACCGCCTTTACTAGCAATACATAAGGCGTAACAAATGACACCAACGCTACCAAACAAAGTACCAAGAATAAAAGAAATAAACTCACTCATTCCCTGCACCTCCTATCGTGTCTGCACCTACGTCCTCAGGAATAGTAACATTATCAACCTGCTGAAAATCTTCACGATAATTGACTTCAATATTAGTACCAAACATATCGTTAATTTTCTTAACAGCTTCTCGTCTACTCTCCAATCTACTGTACCTGCTTGCTATAGTACCACCTTGATTTCTCGTTACTTCATCACTAATTAACCTCTCCTTTTTCTGAATGTTGATATTACTGATACCAAGATATGTCAACGCTTCATTCCATATCTGCGTTTTTAACTGATACAGCTTATCGCAAACGTATGGCGCACCAGTCTGCAAAACTTTTAGTGCATTCAAGTCCAAGTTTTTATCACCAAAAATGAATGGTGCGTTACCCATATATTCTTTATATAAGTTAATTAACGTTAACCTTTGTTTCTCTGTCCCTTGTAATAGAACTGGAGTTTTCTGCGCATTCGCGTTAACATCAATAATCCTATCAATGTTGTACAACCTCATAGCAAACATCTTAACATCAAGAATACTGTTCGTATGCAGGTAATTGTTCCAGATAATCACACTATCACTCTCTTTTAATAACTTCTGATAGTTGTTATATCCAGAGTAAGCTCTACGTAAAACTGGGTCACCATACACACCAAGTCTACCATTAGCAATACAATCCAAGCACAAGTTCCCAAGAACATCATCATCAAAGTACACCATGCAACCAGTTTCAAATAGATGTAGTTCAAGATACCTTTTGTCAACACTAGGTGGTAAGTTTTTCCACTCAAACATGCTTATAGCTAATTCTGTCAATCTATTCAAATACTGTGTATATGTTAAGTTATTCAGTATAGCACTGTCATTAAACATATCTGTACTTCCACGCTTTCTACTCATTTCTTATTCTCACCACCTTTACACCGTATTATCCAAGTTATACTGACCAACCTCTGTTCCATTTTTCCAGAACGTAACACCGTTATCATAGATACTGCAAATTTTCCGCATATCATCAGCAGGAACGCTACCAGTAACAGTAGCACCAACAGTCTTAACATAGTTCCAATGCGGTCTACTGTTTCTGTTAGGTTTCTTACACCTATTTACAGCGTACCCAAACATGTAAAAATAATCATCAATCATTTTTGCATACTCAGCAGTAATACTACATCTACCGCCATAGAAATTCTTAGTACCACTAGCCACTTCAACTGAACCACTAAACACATTACCTCTAGTGATATCTGCTTTAATACTAGCTTGGTATCCTTGCATAAGTAAATTACCTGCTTGGTTCACACCCTTACTACCAGTACCTTTTGGAACCAATTCACTTGCACCAAGACCAATGCTCAACCCACTTGTAATAGCTGTTGTTGTGATAGGTAAGCTATTCTGCGCAAGCCACGCTCTAAAAGCGTCTGTACTCCAACTGCACAATGGATAATCTGTAAGTGTCAATGTCTCTGTAGTAAGTGCAACGTCTTTGCAACCCTTATAATACATAGGTCTAAGTGCAACCTGCACTGGGTAAGAAATAGGTATCAATACTTTAAACTGTGGTAATAAACCATCAAATAGTTCATATCTGTAAATACCACTTTGTCTGCCTGCATTAACGCTATAGAAATTATATGGGTAAGTATAAAGTTTTTTGCACTTAGGTTTGTACCCATTAATTGTCATATTCTCTGTTAGCTTAGTAACATTTACCACAGTACTATAACAAGAACTGGACTTAGTTACGTTAACACCTTCACCACTAGGTATTGTTTGTCCTACAGCAATAACAGGGCACATGTACATAGCAACAACCGCTTCCGGTTTTTGGTTATAAGTATCAAGAAACCCACTAATAGTGCTTGCGTCACTAGCGTTAAATGCGTGTAAACTACACCCACCGTATATACCATCATACAAATTACCGTCTGGTGCTTTACTATTATCGTTAACCATAATAATTACAGCCATAGGGTTAATACTATTTAATAAACTACCAAAATCATTAAATACATACTCCCCAGTATTAACACTTTCTGGTTCATAATGTTCTCCAATCTGGTCACTAACTGGGTGTTCTCTCTCAACAAAACAATAGTCTGGCTCACAATCAAAGAACCATGTCTGCATAGCATCAAGTTCAAAGTAAATCTCTGCACACTCATTGTTCACAAACTCAACAGCTGTGATAAACGCATAAAACCATTTATCTCCATAAGCTGTGTTCTGAAACATCATATAATTACAGTCATACAAGCTATCAGCTTTTATACCAACTCTTGCAACACCTTTTTTCACTCTCTGATAGGTGTAGTTTGTAAGGTTATACTTCTGCAACCCAATAAAGTAATTGTACTGTGCTGTTTTGCTTGCAAAGTAAATTGTGTGGTCATAGGTTGTGTCAAGAGGGACATCTTTAAGTAATCTTATATTTGTTGTAGGTTGTATATACATGCAATCACTCCTTTACATGATTCCTAAGTACGATTTAATGTCAGCAAGTTCACTACTTGTAAGTGCGTCAATATCTAACCCACCAAAGTACGCTGTCTTTCCTGTTAACAGATTGATTATTGCTGCTTTCAATTCTGTTGCAGTTACATCAAGAGCGTCACAAACCTTTGCTCTACCTGTGTTATTCGCTATTGCATCTGCGATATCATCAGCTGTAATATTAGAATTACCATTACTTGCTTCTCTAATGTGTTCACCTACTGTTGGATAAACAGTTCCGTCTTTTCCAACATTGTCAGCGAGGTACATTGTTTTCATAAATACATCCATCTCCTTTCCAGTGAGGATACACCTTAGTGATGCACCCTCACCGTTAGAATCTTAGGCTTTGTTAAGTGTAACAGTTGCGTCAACAGCTGTAGAACCATTAATGGTGCTAGTAGCTGTGTAAGTTGTTCCGTTAATCTCCGCAACAAGAGTGATAGCTGTAGCAACCTGTGTTGCAGGGATAATAACTCCACCGTATTTCTGAACAGCAATACCTGCTGTTGTAAGTGTTTCAGTCTGTACAAAGTTTACACTCTGTGGATTAAGTCCTGCATTTTCAAAGTCAGCACTGATAGTAAATACAGTAGCCACATCACTCTCGTCTTTAGCGTCTACATGAACGGTAATAGAAGCAGGTAGAGCAACGTCCGCGCCAGATGTTACAAACGCAACAGCATTTGCAAATGGTGAACAGGATATAGTTTTCCATGTGTGGTAGAAGTAGTTCCAGTATAAACCAGAAGCAACATATTTCTCAGTAAATTTGTTGTTATTGTCGTAAACCTGAAACCAGTTATCATCCATAATAACAGCCTTTACGTTTGCCAACAGTGCTAACTCTTCTGTTGTAACTTCTTCAATACCGTCAGAGTTCGCTCTGATAATATCAAAACGCTCGTTGTCAAAATCTGTCCAGTTGTCAATGATAAACAGTCTACCCATGAAGTCAGCTTTATCCATATTAAATGCACTTGCAAGTACATTTACGTCAAACTGTGCATTGAACATAGCGTCCATGAAAATTACCTGTCTATCTTTTGGTGTGTTAGTCTTAACGTTAGCTTCGTTATATGTGCTAGACATAAACGGTAACAGATTAGATGTTCCTCTAAACTGTACAGCTGCTTCGCTAAGGTTTACGTCTGCACCGATAGATGATGGATACATTTTTCCGTGGCTGATTGCTTTGATAAGTAGGTATTTAAAAAGTAGAAATTCATCATACTCAGCCGCTGTGTAAACACTGTCAACAATCTTAGCGATAAGGTTCTGCACGCCATCAAGGCTAAGAAATGCCTGCTTCAAATCCTCATCTTGAATAGTAACTGGGTACATCACACGCCAGTTCATAACGTGGAAAGCTGAACGAATATCTGGGATAGTTCTCTGGAACTCACGTTTCGGCGCTTTTTCCGCGTTGAAGTCAACTGCTTTTGCAATAGATACGAAAATATCTTCAACAGTTTCACCGTATTCAATGTAACCTTTCTTGAGGATAGAGTAAGGATTGTTAAAGGTTGCACTCTGTACACGTACAATTGCAATTCTGTTTACCAGAGAATTGATAAACTGGTTTGCAAAAGCGGGTGTACCATAAATCACTTCTCCTACTTTAGGAATGTCAGCGACTGTTTTAACAATAGGCACATTCTGCTGATAATCATAAGAAGCGTTCATTCTGATTACGTTTAGAATGTCCATAGTTGACGCATTAAGTGTACTGTTTGCAATTCTTCTTGCCATAATTTATCTTCCTTTCTTTAATGTATTTATTGCTAAACTGTAGTAAACAGTTCTGCAAACGTCTTAGGTTTTTGTGCTTCATCTGGTTTAGGGTCTTCATTGGCTGGTTCTGGGTCTGAACTGTAAAACCTTTCAGTATACTTTTTCCGCCATTCAGCGTCATTTTCTTCGTACTTAGTTTTCCAGTCTGTGCCGTCACCTTTCGCCTTTGTTTCCAAGTCAGAGAACGTGTCTGTAACATCTTCCAAAAATGCGATTGTTTTATCGTCAGTCTGTTCACCTATTCTGACTCTTAATTCTTCGAGAATTTCTTCCCTAGTTTTTACTGCCATAACACTCTCCCCTTTCTACGAGATTTTTGTCCATTTTGTAGTATCAAATAATACACTTAATCTTAATGAAAGAGGGTGATTAGGTGAAAGCATAATTGTTCCATCATCTGTTACCATAATAGTAAAACCCTCTTCATGTTTATAAGTACCTGCTTTAAACAACATATCTGTCTTCATCTCCTTTCAGTCAGTAATGATATCTTATACACATCCATATAGGCATTTTCTTTTTACGGGCAGAGGGTGTTCCGCCACCTCCCCCACCAGCTGAATAAAATCTATACATAAGTACAGCATTGTGTAACGCTTGTTGTCTTGACAAATAGTACATTGGTTCTGTTTCCCATTCTACTATTGAAGTGTCATTAGCGTGAAGTAAAATATATTCAAGAGCTTCATGAGCAAATTCAATTCTTTCATTAAGAGCAGGAACACCAGGTCTCTCCCAACAAGTACAGAACGCTTCTGTTAATGAAGCAACATTAGTTGAATCGGATGTTAGAAATTCCATTAATGAAGATATACCATCAAATGTACCAATCCAATCATCCTCTACAACTAAATATTGCATTTGCCCGTTTGGACTTGTATTTTCATATCCATTTTCATTCAACCATGTTAACAGTGCATCTCGTCTTGAACCATCCCATTGAAACAAACCAAAAGCACCACCACCGAGCTGAGAAAGTGTGGGGTTTATATGACTTTCTCGCCAAGCGTTACCCACTAAAGCTGCGATTACATAAGCACTTGCACCGTATCCACTTGCTCCACCATCACCGTATCTAAACAGCCTAGGAAAGGAACGTTCATAGTTTGGATTTCCACCACTTGAACCTATACTAACTTGATTAGCAAGTGGTGCGTTATCTGTATGCGCTCCCATGAAAACACCTTTACCACTTCCACCACGATAGCACATTTCAGTGTGCCCATTGGATAGACCTATATCTCCTGCTAGGTATTCACCACCTGCGTCAACTTCTCTGAACCCTAAACGTAAAAGTTCAGATGGCTCTGAATAAGTGGTAAAGGCATTTTTGTTTGGTGCATAAGATGGTGTTTCAAAACCCCCTGCTAGTAACGCATAATTTATAAATGATGAACAATCGTAGTATGTTATACCACCAACTGTTTGTGCGTTACGGTATGCTTGCGAATATCCGACATTAGGTGCGTTACACGTACCGACTGCCCATGAATATGCTTTATTTATGTCTGGCATATTTTGAACTTATCCCAACATCTGGTTTACAAGTTTTTGAATAGCAGAATAGTCATAACCTGCGGAAGTAAGTCTCTGCTTTCTTGTATTACCGTTTCCCCACAGACCTGCAATTACTTCTCTTGCAATCTCTCTGTTAGATTTTAACTCTTTTCCAGACAAAATAGCGTTTACTTTTGCTTGAACAGCTTCGTAATCATAACCAGATGCTTCAAGAAATTTTTTGCGTTCTTTTCCGATACCCCATTTACCTGCAATCACCTGTCTTGCAATTGTGTCAAGTGATACGCCTTGTGTAACTTCTGTGTTCTGCCCTGCGTATCTAAGATGGACACCCCATCCACCAGAGAGTTCGTAATAATTGTGAACCCAGATTTCTTTACCAGTCTGGTCACCTGTTTTACCACCTGTGGTTTTTTCTTTTTCATTGATTGAAGCCTCTACAATTTGAGAAGCATTGATGCTCATACAAACATGTTTGTTTGCTTTCAAATGTACATCACCTGCTGACCATGGTGCTTTACAATCAACAAAACCTGCTTTACGTAACTGTGACTCAAGATTACCTGTCCAAGAATAAGGTGATACGTTAAAACCTGCTTCATGGAGTGCTGTTCCAACAAGAGAAGAGCAATCATAATCTGGACCGTTTCTGTGTGTCTGGTCATATCCATGCGTGTTATCATATGCTGTATCAATCATAAACTGAACTGCTTTCATAATATTAGGCATAGCTTAGTCCTCCTTTTTTACATTTGAAATGTGAAATAATTCCATAAGTTTTTCTGGTAGAATGTCTGGGTTAATCTTACATATGTTTTCGAGTATAGATACCAATTCAGTTGTACATACGTACAGAATAATAATAGGAAGAATTGATACACCAAACTGAAAACCTATTCTAGTACCCTGCGTGTCAACTAGCCAAGCTACAAAGTAACATAACAAGAAGCCAACCTTTTTGAAAAGACCGTCACGCAATTTAGATGACTGAATGTCTTTGTTTTTTACCGCTGTTATGATACCAGTAATGAGGTCTAAAGCATTGAAAACCAATGCAATAATTATGGTGTAAAACTGCTCCATTCTTTTCGCTCCTTTCCTTGTTTATTTATATTTATTATATCATATTGCTAGACATTTTGCAATAGGTATGTTATAATGTAATAAGAAAGGGTGTGATTATAACGTGGGTAAGTATTATGACGGTACTAAACTATTGTCTATGCTTGACATAAATGGTAACAAACCAGAAATATATATGTGTACAACTAACCGTACTGGTGGTAAGACCACGTACTTTGGAAGGTTGTGTGTAAATAGGTTCTTAGATAAGAATGAAAAATTTGGACTTCTTTATAGATATAATTATGAACTTGATGACGTTGTAGATAAGTTCTATAAAGACTTAGGATGTTTGTTCTTTAAAGAGCATGAAATGACAAGTAAGCGTAGGGCAAGTGGTATTTTTCACGAATTGTTCTTAGATGAAAAAAGTTGTGGATACGCTTTAAGTCTTAATAGTGCTGACCAGATTAAAAAATATAGTCACTTATTTTCAGATATTATGCGTATGATATTTGATGAATTTCAGAGTGAAACTAATCACTATTGCAATGATGAAGTTAAGAAGCTACTTAGTATTCACACTTCCATTGCCAGAGGTCAAGGCGAACAAGTTAGATATGTTCCGGTTTATATGCTTAGTAACCCAGTAAGTATTATCAATCCTTATTATGTTGAAATGGGTATAAGTGCTAGACTTAAAGACGATACTAAGTTCCTACGTGGTGACGGTTTTGTGCTTGAGCAAGGTTTTATATCTAGTGCAAGTGAGGAACAGAAAAGTAGTGGATTTAATAGAGCTTTTTCAAAGAACGCTTATGTTGCTTATAGTAGCGAATGTGTTTACCTTAATGACAACAAAAGTTTTGTTGATAAGCCAACTGGTAAGAACAGATATATTTGCACTCTAAAATATAAAGGAACTGAGTTTGGTTTGAGAGAATTTACAGAGGACGGTTTTATATATTGTGATGATAGACCAGATACTACATTTAAGACTAAAATAACAGTGACAACAGCAGACCATGAAGTTAACTATGTTATGTTAAAAAGAAATGATTTCTTTTTGTCGAACCTTAGATATTTATTTGAACGTGGTGCGTTCAGATTCAAGGATATGAGATGCAAAGAAGCTGTACTTAGTGCATTAAGTTACTAAGTTATCCACATTAGAATGTGGAAAGTGTTGATAACTTTTGGGTATCTTCTCATGTTTCCATCAATGAACGGATAGGATAGCACACTTGAAATGATAGTGCCTACTCCGCTTGTCGTTTTCGCTGAACGCTTTGTTTGGTACATGGGTTAAAGATATAAATAGAAAAGCAGGGATACGAACTTAGTTCGCACCTGCTATTTCTTATTAGTTACTTTCTTATAGCTTCCTTTAACCATTCTATATCTTCACTATTAAAACTCTCTAATATGAATGAACCCTGTGTATCTTGATGTGAAATTGTAATACCTGTTTTAATACAAAGCTCTTCATACTGTCTGATAAAATCATCATATTTATCATAACCAGATGTTTTATTCATTTTATACACCTACCTTTCACTAGTTTAATCAATATATACGATTTCTTTATGCTGTTTTTCTGCATAAACTTTTTCATATACTACACCCTCACACATCTCCTTATTTTCTTTTCTCAAAATATAAACAGCGTCACACCATTCTATATGATTATATCGAAGCATTATATATTCATCTAAATTTAATTCTTTGCGACTCTCCACAAACCTAACGTTATTCCCATTTATTGTACTTAATGTGTTAGCTATTAATCTTATTTCTCTAGCTTGAATTAGAGAACCTGTTACATATATTTTCATAATATTTTACCTCATTTCATATGGTGTGTTAATTAGTATGATACCGCCACGTATTCTCTTTGGTCTTAATTTTCCTGGGACTTTTAAACCCACTCTAAAGTCTCTAAAATTTCTAATTATTGGTTTACCTGTTTTCTTTTCAAACAAGAACTCTTTTTCGTCTTCTGTCCATTCTTTAAACACTTTTGTTGACTTATCTGTGTACCCATTAATATCTGCATTACCGTCAAGTGATATTTGAAATAAATCTTTGCATTTCTGCGGCATACCTGCACACTTAATGTTGTTATACGGTTTATCAACAGGTTTCAAATTTTCTTTAACAACATGCTCAATATAAGTCTTTTGTCTGGTGAAAACAGCTACATCCCAACAACTCTCTAGTTTCCAACAACAGAAGTCTTTATCATGTACCTTAATTCCAACAATCTCTTCTGGTTCAAGGTCACAATGTATGCTATCTGTATCTCCGTATATAAAACCTCTTTTGTCTTTACCGTGGTAGTTCTTTTGTGCGGCTCTAATTGTGAAGTTTCTTGCATAACTTGTGATAGCTGAACCAACAGGTATATAACCTGCTTTCTTATTCGCTTCTGCAACAGGTAAAAATCCAATGGATTTATCCTCATTGACATAAGCAAGTTTAAAGCTACTGTCCATACTACTTGCCATTTTACCATACAAATTATTAAGGAACAACTTTGCCAACTCACGCAACGCACCTTTACTTTCCACTTTGATTTTCTTATACTTATCTATGTACTCGTCAAAGATACCTATTTCACTATGAAACCAACAGCCGTCTAAAATTTCGAAATCTACAAGTTCGTAGTGTTCTTTCAATAACTCGTAGTCAGTCATTGTTAAAACTAACTCAACTCTAGTGTCGTGAATGTTACCATCTTTATCTGTATAATGTGTGTAATACTCACCAGTTCGCTTGTCATACACATCAGATGTTTCAAGTGCTTCTGTACCTTTGTATAGTAGTGAGGATTTTATTTGTATGAATGGTAACTTATCTGGTTTAATGTAGAATCTTGTCTTAACTCTAACAAAGTAATATTTATCGTCTGAAAGTGCAACATCTGGAATGATATTTCCTTTCCAAAAATGTGGTAGACCTACTGGGTAACGATTACCACTCTCACTACTCATCATGCTAGGGTACAAAGAATTTACATCTGCTGTCGTACCCTTTGTGAAAATTTTGTTCTCTTTACCCTTAACAAGATAGCACCATCCGCCTCTATACGATTTACGTATATATTCTCCAGCATTAGGATATCTGTGTTCTTTCTCGTCTATCGTCATAGCATATACGTCTGGAAACATTTCATTGTAATCAAGTATGTTCTTTGTTGAGGACTTGCAAATTGACTTGTATTCTTCCAAACAACATGAACCTATTGTTAACTTGTTATGTCCTTGTTGAAACATTATTTCCAGCGCTTCTTTGACTACAAGAACGTCATTAGCTATGTACTTTCTTTCTTCCTCTGTTATGTTACAACCTGCGTACCTAAAACCAGTGTACTCCATATCAAGCTTCTTGTGCTTTGTTCCGAAACTTTCACCAATACATTTTACACTAAATGGTAGTAATTTAAGCGAATCTCTAATCTCTATAAAATGATTATTGACCTTAATAATAATGCTGTACCACATACCTTTATCGGATATGCTATACTTGAATGACTTGTTTTCCATATATTTCTCTGGTAGCCATTCAACATCATTTTCATTATCACCTATCTTTTTGTATGCTTGCTTATATTCCTTATCTACCAACAAATAAGATAACCAAAATGCTCCGTCAAATTTCAAGTTATGATAGTACGCTACTATATTGCATTTCTGTGCTATAAAATAATCAAATTGTTCTTCAATACTGTGAAATATCTTTACATCTTCTGTGAACAATTCAACGGACGCACTAGCCCAGACTTCTGTGTTAACCTGACCCTTATAGACAGTTGTTTCGAAGTCACACATAAAGTAACGAAACTTTTTAATTCTCATTCAGGTAACTCCCAATCCTCATTTGCTTCTTCTTCATATGCTAAATCCATCAGCTCTGGTACTGAGAGACCACCAGTTATAATACTTGCTAACCTAGATGTAGCACTAGCTATTTTTGATGCGTCACTACCATATAACACAAACATTATCAAATCTTGCACTTCATCACTATGTTTTTCTAATCGCCACCCTAGCTCAACTTCACCTACTTTAGCAACTTCTCTCATTGTTAAGTTATAAATCGTAACCCTGCCACGTTCAGAAGCTTCCCTATTTTTTACTTGACGTTTATTTCCATAGTATGTCAATTCTGGAGTAGGTGTTGAAATCCTAGATATAAAATCATCAAACACATTATGATACATCATGTAACCAGAATCTTGCATAACCTTTTTTGTTGGTGGTTCAAACTCTGGTGTGTTAGTTGGTACTTGTTTAGTGATACTAACTGGTTTAGCTACACTTCTTAATTCCTTTGGTTTTATCTTTTTTAGTTCTCTAGTTAATTTAGTTAATTCAGTCCCATTTACACCAGACTTTCTCAATTCGTGTTCTGTAGGAAAGTACATGTCAACAACTAAACCAGTTTTTCGTAATTTACGAATATAAGATGTGACTCTGTTTCTCTGTCTAGTGTATTGTGTTTTTCTTTTTTTTGCCATAGTATTCACCCCTACAATTGAAACAAAGGAGACACTTTAGTGTTGTACTAAGAGCGTCTCCTCTCCTCACAATTTATTAGCTATTGCACCCTACGTTATGTAAGACTGTCAACATCCAGTACGCAGTTAATGTAATCACGACCTGCTTTTGTTTTACCTGAAGTCTTAATAACCGTGAACGGTTTCCCTTTCATGATATTTGAAATATCACCGATTGAACGCTTAAATGTTGCTGACTGGCAACTATAAACCTGCTTCTCTGGTGTGATAATTGACATTACTTCAACAGTCTCTCCAATGTTTTCTTTAACATCCTCGAATGTAAGAATACCATCAACTGTGATGTGTTCACCGTCCTCTACGTCTTTCGCTGAAATGATTGACGGCGCAATCGTCATAAGATACTGCTCTACTTCGTTAAACTCTCTACTCTGTTCAATAATTCTAATCATAGTGTTGTTCTCCTTTTATCAATTGTTACTCGTGTTTGTTGTGTTATTCGGTATCTGTTTTTTCGTCACAGCTTGCACTGTTTCTAGGCGGAAGCACTTTTGCATACTGGATAAATTCCTGCTCTGTCATTCCGTACAAAGTCTCGATTTCTTCTTTGTTTACAATGTGTACCGCTTTAACTGTCTCCGTTTCAAGTAACGGGCGGACTTTCTTCAACAGTACTTCATCATCTTTGTGTGTACGTGGAACTGTAACTGACACGTTAAACGGCTCACCTTTCTGCACATCCAAGCACATTACATTCACTTTTGTCGCTACGATTGTTCTTGTTACCATTGGTACTCTTGCCATAATTTTATTCTCCTTTCTGGCTTGTGTAATGTTATAATAGTACATTATTGCACTAAATAGTAGGTACTGGAATTGAACCAGTGTTCTCCGGTGTCCTCGACCTCGATACAAAAAACAATGTATTCGCATGAAAGTATAAATATACTTACGGTGTGTTACCACTCCACCAACCTACTAAAGGGGTGGTTGTGTACTTATAGTTTAGCACACAACCTTGGCAAATGTATCTGAACCCTTCCTTGATTCTATTTTATTATATCACATTGTACCTTGAAAGTCAACACTTATTTTTCAATTTTATTAGTGAAAATAATGCTTCAAAATGTATTTCTTGTACTGTTTTACAATAACATCTGCTACAATTCTACTAGATAAACCTACTGATATTTGCACAGCTAAGTTGTTAATAGTGTAATGAAATGTACACCCATCTAGCGGATTAATATCTACTATAAGTGTGTCGTTAAAAATGTGTACAGATATTACACCTTTTATACGTCTACTTAGCTGTTTTTTGAGTGCGTTTTTGAAAATTCTTTCCATGGTATCATTCTCCTTTTTTCTATTTGTTTAATTGTCAAGGTGCTATGACCAAAAGTTTGGTCGAAAGGGTGTACAGTGTTGAAACTGTATTCGTGCCTATCACGCACCCTAATTTTGGTACTTTCGTTAAATTTTTAACAATGATTTAATTTTCAGATTTCATTTTCGGTTCTTTCTCCATTTCTTTATAAATAGCTAGTGTATTATCATATTCTTCATTAGTTAAATAAGAATAGGTAAACATAAATTCTTCTTTCGTAAGTCTTGTGAAATCATACATCTTTTCTTTATCACCTATAAAATTAGCTTTATTAAACATAATATCACTCCTTTAATTGCATACTAGAATGTTTCTATTCCTCTTCCTTGTTTGTGTTACGTGGTGGTAACGCTTTTGCGAGTCTGATAAAATCCTCTTCATCCATACCAAGCAATAACTCTTTACAATCCTGTGATTCAATGTGTACAAGTTTGAGGGTATCTGTCTGAAAAAGATTCTGTAGTTTCTTAAGTAGCTCCTCGTTAGTGTACTGACCACCTATGTCATAAGACTGCACTTGCACTTCTGCTGTAGTAACATCAAGTGTCATAACCTCTGCTGTTGTCTGCATAACTGTTCTTGTAACCATTCTCTTTCTTGCCATTATGTTGTTCTCCTTTCTCAAATATCTACTACGTGACTAAAAGCGTATTCCATGCCTTTTATAAACGTTGTCACGTAATCGTAGCACTCTCTTAAAGAGCCTGTTACAAGCATTTCGCCATTACTTTTAACATATACGTGATAAAAACCATTCCAAATTCCATAAACGTATGTTTTTCTTGTGTACACGCATAAGACATCGAGTTTTCTTTGTAAATCTTCTCTTTTTAATCTTGTCATATATTTTACCTCGCTTTCTCTTTCTTTATGTACTTATTATATCATATTCTTTGTACCTTGTCAAGTGTTATTGCAGTTAAATAAAATATTGTGGGTTGTACCTCTTTAAATTACTTAGTTTTATATACCATTTTGTTACTTGTCGCCAAAACAGAGATTCTTTGTTGTATTCCATAACACAATAACCCATGCTTTCACTATAACACAATCTATACATTTTATCAACTCCTTTCCTTATTTCTAATATAAGTATACCATTTGAACTTAAATATATCAATAGTTTGTAGCTAAAAAAGTTACACAAATTTTATAGAATATTTTAGATGATTTTACCTATTGACAGTACAAAGATTATGTGGTATAATGGGAGAATAGTGTACCCCGTTTGAAGTTAAAGGGGCAAA